GAAACGAAATAAACTATTACAAAAGAAACCTATCCAGGTAAAGAAATGTGATGTATGTCACAAGAATCCTGTATGGAAAATAAAAACAGTAAATGGAGAGAGATTAAAGTTATGCCAGCAATGCCTTGCTAAGGCCGAGAAAAAACAGTTAGCAGAAAAGAAAGAAAAAGTTAAGTTAAAAAACAAGATTAAAAGGGAGCGAGTTACCGAGAAAAAGTTAGATACTATATTCTCAAGACTGGTTAGGAATATATATCCTCCGGTGTGCCATTCTTCGGGAGTCAGCATTACAGTTGAAACCAGCCACTGTGCTCACTTAGTAAGTAGAAGGTATAGGTGTGTAAGATGGGATCTTAGAAACTGTTATCCTACCACCCCTTCGGAAAATTTACATAATCAAATTCACGTTATATATCTTGCAAGAAAGATGAAAGAATATTACGGAATTGAAATAGAGTACTGGGATCAACTAACTAAGACTTCTGTATGTAAACTTACTGAAGGTCAGCGTAAGTACCTTTATGATGTGTTTGAGGAAGCCTTAGATCAAGTTTATTCTATACTATTAACATCTGAGCCTTATGAAAAATTAGCCAAGTTAAGACTGGAGATAATTGAAAAGACCAAGCTTATTGGATGATTGGATAATCTTTAAACTTTAAACTTACATTATTATGAGCTCTATTATTAGCAAAGCACTAATTAGCCTGTGGAATAAGTTTAGTTCTTACAAGACCGGAACTGTTAAGAAAAAATTAGTTTTTAAAAACTTTAATGAGTCAATACGTTTCTTTTTAGTAGTAGAAATAAATGGAGAAGAATGTGACTTTGAAGTCACTGAATCATTCATTAAAGATCTAAGGCAAGGATCTTTAATTGTAGCTAAATGTGTAACATATCAAAACTCTAACTATATTTGCAGCATTCTATGATAACACTACCCTCTTTAATAGTAATTACAATAGGCTTTATACTGGTCAGTATTATACTATGGGTCATAAGACCTACGGAAGAATATGACATTGACTGGTGCCCAAAAGGATATACTAAAGTTAAAGGAATTATTTCAAGTAAGTTTGACGATAAAATATTTGTGGTTGTTTTATTTCCTTATGGAGAACTCCCTAATGAGATTGTAGAGATTTATATTCCTTCTGGACTTAAGTATTATTATATTCACGATAATGAAATAGAACTGTATAGAAATAATACTACAAAAGAATATAAACTTAGGCATCCTTATGAAAATAAATTTATTCCTTCAAACGTAATGTAATATATTAATCTTTAACTTTTAACTTTTAATTTTTAATTTTACTAAGATGATTCTCAAATTTAAAAAAATCCATCTAGATGCAACTCTTCCAAAGTATGCAGTAGAATCTTCTGCGGCTCTTGATATGACTTGTGTTGCAAGAATCTGGAACGAAGCAAATCAAAACTTTGAGTATGACACAGGCGTAGCTGTAGAAATTCCTGAAGGGTATGTAGGCCTGCTGTTTCCACGTTCTTCTGTAGCTAATACTCGATTGATCTTATCTAACTCTGTAGGGGTGATTGATCCAGGTTATCGTGGAACTGTGGTTTTTAAGTTTCGTGATCTTGAATACGGAGAGGGTGGTGCAGGGTTGTACAACCCCGGTGACCGTATTGGGCAATTACTAATTGTACAAGCCCCACAAGTAACTCCTGTATTTGTAGAGAAGCTTTCTGATTCTGTTCGTGGAACAGGCGGGTTTGGTTCAACTGGAAAGTAATTTTAAACTTAAAACTTAATGGACATTGGACATAACTAAATGCAACGATACAAAATGTCCTGTTCGAGGACACTGCAGGAGGTTTACAGCCGAACCTTTTGAACCATATCAGTCTTACTTTAGTGAAAGTCCGGCTGAATATGAAAATGGACAGTTTGTAAACTGTACAGTATTTTGGGGAGTCGAACATCAATCTATTTTAAATCTTTTAATGGATATAGCAAATGGTAACAGACACTGATACAGGCATTAAAGACAACTCAAACAAGACACAGACTATGGAAGTGTGGGGTGAGTTTCAAAAGAAAATGGCAGAAGCAATGACTGTAAGTAAGACAGGTAAGTATCCTCCGTTAAACTGGACAAGGCCACTTAATCCTTATGATCTACTTCAGTCTATAGAGAGGCACTTCTTAGAAGTGAAAATAGCAATGCAAGAATGTGACATAGATGGATTAATTGACGAGACAGATTACATGGAGCATCTTGTAAAGATTGCCAACAACTGCTCTATGCTTCAATATCAACTGACTAATTATTATACTACACCCAGCAAACTGCACGATGCTCTCGAAGAATGGGCAAACACTTAGACTTAGCTATTCAGGTGGCACAGCTTAGCCAAAAGAAACCCAGAGTTGGCTGTGTTATAGTAAAGAAACGCAAAGTAATAAGTCTATCCTGTAACTTAACTAAGAGTCATCCTCTTCAGAAAAAACTTACAATATTAAGATTTGATGATGAATTTCTTGACAAATGTAAATCTGAGCAGCACGCAGAATTTGCTGCAATTATTTCTATTAAGAACAAGGATATACTTAAAGGAGCGTCTATTTATATTGCTCGTTTGGATTCTGAAGGTAATACACTCCCAGGGTTTCCATGTCCTGCTTGCTACCATCTTATAACTAAGTATGGAATTAAAAATATTTTTTACACTTAAACTTAAACTCAAACATTTTTAATTTATGAAAAAACTAGCATTAAGTCTAGCCTTGTTTGTATCTTTTATCTCTTACGGTCTTAGCCAAACTACTGATGCTACTGTACCAGACAGCACTCTAATTGCAACAGGTGCGGTCAATGACACTGTGTATTTTGATGCAGTATTTGGCTATCCAAATTCTACATTGAAAACAGAACATTCTCGTTACATTATCGAGTCTATTATGTTTGGCCAACGTAAACAGCCTATTCGAAACTACTGGGAAGTTTATTCTCGTCGCAAGTGGGCTCGTTTGCCAGAAGGAAATAATATTCTAATATGGGCTAGAAAACAAGAAAACAAGTAATTCAGTTTAACTTTCAAACTTCAAATTCTATGAATAACCTTGCTCCCGCTCTAGTTGTAATTGCTTTGACTTTAGGTCTTATTTTTCTGTTTAGGGACAAGTCTGCTGATTCACCTGTTATGTCTTTAGAAAAAGCTAACCAAATAGTAAAAGACATTCAGGGGGATTCTCTTATAGGTAGGCCAGACACAGTTTATGTAGATCGAGTAGTGTATAAGACTAAGTTTGTATCTTATCAAGGCTGGGACTTTAAGGCTTGGACTGTATTAGATTCTGCAGGACTGCTTAGTCCTGATACTGTATTTTTAGATACGTTGGTATTATTTGACACAATAGCAGTATTACAACACGATTCTATTTTAATCCCTTTGGTCCATCAAGACACCCTCTCTTGGTATAAAGTATACCAAGGGTCTGATACCACAGAGCATTACACACTAGAGTGGGAAGCAAGAGTTAAGTCTGATTTATCTGAGTTTTTTATGTATCCCATAGTTACTCCTGTAAAGTCTAAGTGGTACGATCATCCTACTGCTGAAGAGTTAGCAAGAGAGACCCTATGGTGCAGAATACTTAAGGCACTCAGGATTAAAAAAGAATGTAATAGAAAATAGTATGACTTACAAACGAAAAGATCTAAGAAAAAATGTAAGTAGAGATCCCAGTACTTTAGTCTGGGATACACCAGATAATAAGTATTATATCTCGACTGCTGATGTAGATGAGGCTTTATTTCATGTCTGGCATAATATTGATGTAGAGTGGGAACTAATCTTTACCGGACATAATATGGAAGACTGTCTAGAACAAATAAACCTTCATCACAGAATACATCTCACTTAAATTCAAAAGAATGAATCATTTTAATGATATTCAAGAACTATTAGTAGCTGAAAATTTTCTACTAAAGTCTCAAACTGCACAAGACAAAGAATTGTTAGAAGAAAGCGTAAAGTTTCTTAAGCAATATGTAGCTACTGATCCTGATAACAGAGAAGATATTGAAGATCATATCTTAAAAGTTATAAGCAGGTTGGCATAAAAAAATTTTCCATATTAGCGATTAATAAGTGCTGCTGCAAAGTAGCACTTATTTTTTCCTACCTAGAAAAGATAAAAGATAAAACATAAAACACTAAACATTAATAAATATGGGATTACCACTGATTAAGATTTTACAAATTAGTCCAAAGGCTTGGAACTGGATTTTATATTCAGGTAAAGGAAACCAAGTCTTTGCTTCTGCTTCTTTTAAAACTATGGAAGAGTGTAAGGAACACTTTGAATCTGTCAAAGGATTTCTTAGCGGAGACTACGAAGTACAGATTGTTTATCAAACAGGACATAGTAGTGATTCAGAATTTGAGTTTCCTGATTTCATTGAAAGCCATTAATCATTCAAACTATAATATAAACTATGAAAAAAGATTCACCTGTGTTACAGGTCACACCTCCTTGGGGACCTATTGGCTACATTGTGTATAAGAGGACTTATGCACGAAGACTTAATGAAGATCAGGCAGATTCTCCTACCGAAGAATTTGGAGATACTATCCATCGAGTAATTGAATCCTGTAATTCTCAACTAGGCTGCGGATTTGATGAACAAGAACAAGAAGAACTTGCGGAACTCTTTATGAATTTTAAAGGATCAGTAGCAGGTAGATTCTTGTGGCAATTAGGTACTAAGACAGTTGATAATTTAGGACTTCCATCTTTGCAAAATTGCGCAGTTGTGGTTGTAAATCAACCAGTTAGACCATTTACCTGGGCAATGGAAATGCTTATGCTCGGCGTAGGGGTCGGGTACAATATTCAAAAAGAACACGTATATCAACTTCCTAAACTTACAGAAGGGACTAAAGAGATTACAAGACTAGACAGCCCTTCTGCAGAATTTATAGTACCGGACTCTAGAGAAGGCTGGGTTAAACTATTAGGTAAAGTTCTCAAGTCTCACTTTTACACAGGACAAGGGTTCACTTATTCTACTCAATTAATCAGATCTAAAGGTGCACCTATTAAAGGGTTTGGTGGTACAGCATCCGGGCCTGAGGTTTTGTGCAAAGGAATTGATGACATTAATAAAGTTTTAAATAAAAGAAGTGGAAAGAAATTACGTCCTATTGACTGCTTAGATGTAATGAATATTATAGGTTCTATTGTAGTGGCAGGAAATGTAAGAAGATCAGCTCAACTAGCTTTAGGTGATTGGGATGATTTAGAGTTCTTAAAAGCTAAAAGATGGGACTTAAGTCAAATCCCTAATTGGAGGGCAATGTCTAATAATAGTATAGTGCCTCCTGAAAACTTTAAAGATCTTCCTATAGAGTTTTGGGAAACCTATAATCAGGGGGAGCCTTTTAAAATCATGGGGCTCTGCTAGAGTAATCTAGTATAAATAAACAACACTAAAAACGGGGAATGCTGAGATGCTAATCCCGTGCTAATTCGTAATGAATTGTGTAACGACTATGGATAATAAAAACTTAACAAAATTAATTGCCGCAATGGTAATAGGCGATGGCTATCTAGGTTGGAAAGAGCAAAAATCAACCAACCGACAAGTAGAAAGGCCACAATACAATCGAAAGGCAAATAGTTGGTATGCGGCTGCTCATGTAAGTAAAAATAGGGATTATGTAGAATGGCAATGTTCTATATTAGAAAATATAACATCTGTAAGTATTAGAGAATACGGAGAAAGGGCTTCTGCTAATGGATATATAGACGCTCCTAGGATTCTGTACGAAACAAAGAGACATCCCTTCTTTACAACTTTGAGAGAGAGAACTTATATAAATAATATAAAAACTATAAGTCCTCACGATCTAAAACTATTTGATGCTGAAAGTTTAGCCATCTTGTATATGGATGATGGTTGGACTGAGAAAGACAGTAAGGGTAGAGTAGGCATAGCTACTCATTCTTTTTCTTGGGCTGACAACAAACTGTTAAGAGATTGCATCGCTGAAAAATTAAATATTCACTTAGATGTGAAGATACATAAGCAAAAAAATGGAAACATTTGTTATTATCTTCGATCTAATAATGAACAAGGTAAAATACTAAAAGATACTGTTTATAAAACAGGTCTTATTGTACCTAGTTTTGAATATAAGTTACTATAAAGTCCGAACGTGTTGCTCCAATAACAAAATTATTGGATGATAATATAGTCTCATCTTATAGGAAATAAACTATAAGGTTATAAAAGAAATTTTATAACATAAGAAAATGTATGGATTAATCAACTTGGAACTAAGTCGTAAATGCGGAAGACTAGGGGATACTCAATATACTGACCCTAATGTAATTTGTTACAATCCTTGTGCTGAACAATCATTAGAAAATTTCGAGAGTTGCTGCTTAAGTGAGATTTATCTACCTAAGATTAATACAAAGAAAGAATTATATAAGGTAGCAGGCTACTTATACAAAATATGTAAACATAGCCTTGCTATTCCTTGCCAAATTAAAGAGACTGAAGACATAGTACATAAGAATATGAGGATGGGTATTGGTGTAACAGGATTACTTCAAGCAACCGATGAGCAAAGAAGTTGGCTATCAGATTGCTATAATTATCTTAGGAAGCTAGATAAAGAATATTCTGCTGCAAGGGGGTGGCCTGAGTCTATTAAGCTAACTACATCGAAGCCCAGTGGAACATTAAGTTTGCTTCCAGATGTTACTCCAGGTATTCATCCTGCACCAGCTGGTCCTTACTATATACGAAGAATGAGGATTAGCGCAGAGTCTCCCTTGTTGAACGTATGTGTTAAGAATGGTTACTTTGTAGAATATGCCAGAGGATTTAATGGAGACATAGACCCTACAACTATGGTAGTAGAGTTTCCTTGTATGGTTCCAGAAGGAACACCTATTGGGGATCAACTCGGAGCCATAGAGCACCTAGAATGGATTAAATGGCTTCAGACGAACTGGAGTGATAACTCTGTATCTTGCACAGTGTACTACAAGAAAGAAGAGCTTCCAGCTATCAAAGAATGGCTTGAGAAGAACTTTACAGATAGCCTAAAGACTGTTTCATTCTTGCTGTATAGTGGGCATGGATTTGACCAAGCACCTTATGAAACTATTTCTAAGGAGATATACGAAGAACTTATTGCTAAGGTTAAGCCTATTACTTCTATTACAGTAGATGAATCAGACTTTGATCTTCAAGATTGTGACAACGGTGCTTGTCCTATCAAGTAATTTTTAATACTATTTAGCTTAAAATTTAAGTCCGGTAAGAAGTTATCGGACTTATTTTTTTATCTTTACCAAAACTTAAAATTTAAAATTATGGATTCTTTATTTGAAGATCAACCGTTCAACCTTGATTTATACAGGTCTTTGCCACCTAATGCCAGAAACCAACTAGAAGATCTGTTGGTTGAGTTTATTAGTAGCTCTATAGATAAGGGGGACATACAGGAGAAAGACAGAACTATAATGATCTGCACAGTCTTTCCTGTTGTTAATACAGAGACTAAAGAAGTTTATAAGTTCATAGGAATTAAAGCTCTTGTAGATGTTGAGAACTTCCGCACAAACAGGTCTAAGGAATTTGTACTGATTATGGATTCAACAGAACATAACTCGGATTTACCTGATGAGCTTTTAGATATTTACAATAAAGCTAAAGAAATGGATATTTCAGCCTCAATAGTAAAGACTTAATCACTTAAGTTATCTAGTTAAATTAATAAGGAAGGCAAAAGAGCCTTCCTTATTTTTTTTTACCTGAAGTGAAACTGATAAAAAGTAAAGTTATGAGTTGACTTTTGTAAACAAAAAGTAAAGACTTAACTTGACAAATAAAAAGAGCCGCTCTATAAGTAAAACTCATAGAACGGCCCGAAACAAAGTTAAAACCAATTTACAATTTACAATCTCTAAAAATTTTTATGAATCCTACAAACTTATAAACTTCTGAAATTTAGAATTTATTTTACAAGCGTAACATTTCCGTGAGGATAATAGATCTGATCTGAATGAACAACTGCTCGCCATATATAAACACCGGGAAGGCACATTTTGTTCCTAAAAGTTCCATCCCAGCCATCATTTGATTCAGAAATTAAATCTTTTTGGTAGATCAAACTTCCCCACCTATCATAGATAAACAATGTATACTCAAGTGGTTTATCAAAGAACAACTGAAATATATTATTGTTCAAAGAAGATGGCTGAAATGCATTAGGAAAATAATAACTGCAGATATACTCGTCCTTGAGAGTAATCTCGTATTCTTTTTCACATACTGAGTTACTTATCTTAAAGTAATATTCACCGTCTGGTAGGTTATACTGATTAAGCTCAGGGTGATTCTTAAACTCTATATATCCGGGACTAAGGCATCTGGGATTTATTATTGTGGGGGTATCTTGGATAGAAGAATCTGCGTAAATATATAAGGTTTTTGCACAGTCTTCATAAACATATTGTTGATAGGCTTTTATGCAAGAGTATGAGTAGACTGTATCCAAGGTTTCATAAAATCCAGAGTTTAGTTCTGTAACTTTTAAAGTGTAGATAGTAGGAAACACCCAATTACCTGAAACTGTCCAATCTATTTCACAGCAAAAGTCAGGTACTTTAATATCTATAATAACTGCCCCTTTTCTAAACTCACACATCTCGCATTCTTGAACAATGTCTTTAGGTGTTTGATTTAAAAAAGAAACTAGTTGAAGTCCCTGTCCTTCAAACTTATAGTAGAGAAACCCTTCTTGCGCAACAGGATCAATGTCTTTGTCACCTATGTATAAAGAAAATCCCTGACCACAGAGATTAACCTCTAAGTGGTCAGGGACAGTAACAGAGCAAAAGATAAATCTAATTTGAGTGTTAGGCTTTACATTAATTGTCTTGCTTCTTATTGCATTAGGCGGACCTGAATATGCAAAAGTATCAAGAACAATTTGAGAATATAGACTTAAATTACATAGAAGACTTAGACTTAGACTTACCCATGTAAGCAGAGCCTTTCTTTGAAACTTTGCCACCTTTTTTAGCTTTTGCTTTACTCATACCCATCATTCCAGGAATAGTGTCCATAGCTTTTGGGTCTTTCATTTTCATTTTACCTTTAGATGTTTTGTATGGCATATTAGACAGTTTTAGGTGATTTAATTAAGTGAGAGATCAAGTTCCAAACTTGAAGAACAAGAGCAACTACAACAGCAGTAAGTGGTTCGCTCAAGAATGCACCTACAATAATAGTAATCAAAGATAATAGTTGAGTTTGGAAATTTCTTGACTTAATAAATTCAAGAGAAAACTCAGACTTAATTAACTTCTGTACTAGTTTAGATAGTGGGGTAAAGAAGTTTAGAAAAAGAATCATTACAATCTGAACCCCTGTCTTACCTTGGAACATATTAACAAGTTCTTCTGGGGTCTGTTCAATTACAATATCATTTGTAGAAAAGGCCAAAAGAAGAATTGAAAGCAAGTTTACAAAAGCATTTTGAGAGCTTAGTACCTCTGCTAGTTTTTTTAAAATAATCTGCATATATAATTAAGGTTTAGTAAATTAATTAAAGTTAGGAGGAATTGCTAATCCAGCAATTCCCACCTTAGCTTTTCCTGCATATCTTACATACTTAATGATGATCCATTCTTGAGGCTCCCCATTAATAATAATGGTTTCTTTTCCTTTCCAAACATCATCCAGTAATGCAAGCGTATCATTCCTTTTGTATTCAGCTGCCTGCTCTAAAGACCAAACATCTTCGTCGAATTTTCCAATATAATCCATTGCACTAAGACCTTTGGGATGCAAGAAACACTTCTCATACTCTTGATTAATAGCAAGCATTCTTCCTGAAATATCTTTTAGCCACATTGGAAGTGGAGCATCTGTATGCGTAGACTCTAAAAGAATGACTTTAGTTTTTAAGTCAGCTAAATCTTTTTGTATTTCCAATAGATCAGCTCTTAAAATATCATTCTCTTTTCTTAGCCTTGCATTGTCTTCCTGCCAAACTCTGACTACTTCAGTGAGTTCGTCTTTTCTTGCACTTTTTGAAGAGCTAACATAATCAATAACAGACTTTATTAACCCGCCCCCAATGGCTGCACTGACGATCTCAATGTAGTTCATTAATAGTAATATATTTTGTTAGATTAAGATTAAGATTAAGATTAATCGTTAGTAGCAATAGTAGTAACTGAGTCAACCCCTGTTTTAATAAACAAGTAAAAGACAGATCCGCTGGAATTAGTTGTTCTAAACATACCCCACAATGGAATATTTTCCATTTCTGTTTGAGTTGGGGATGAAACACTTGCAGTTTTTACAAGAGGAACTGTAGGGTAGTAATGACAACAGTCTGTAGTTGTGAGTGCTCCAATGCTTCTTAGCCAATCTCCCATTGCTCGTGCGAGATCTAACCCTTGCTGGTGCTTTCCTGTGATTTTTCTTTCAAAAAATCCTGGCTTTAAAATCCACATAATTAGTCTATTTTTAATGGTTAAATAATTTGATATAAGATAAATAATTTTAAGACTAAAACCAATTTGTCAATCACACAATAATTGTTTTTATCTCTTAGCCATACCTACTAATACTTCAAGTCTTCCTTCTGGATTTTCCCAAGTATAAAGCAAGTCATCTAACTGGGCTAGTTTTAAGAAGAAGTGATAAGCTTTAGACTCTCCTTTTTTAATATTATACTGAGGCATATTTCTATCGTAGTAAGACCCCTCTTCACCTGATAAAAGTTTAAAAAGGTTATCTGCAAGCTTCAGGGTATCAGAAATGATAGGCATACCAATTACAGGATTAGTAAAGTACTTAGGTGCTTCACTAAGAATAGGAGGAATAATTCCACCTTCTAGTTTTAAGAACGGAACCGGTGATAAGCCTTCTGTTTCTAGTTTAGTCTGCACTGCAATCAATAAAGCTGTTTGAGAAAAGAAATCCATTTCTTTCACTTTCTTGTACTTATCTTTATCATCAGGATCAAATCCAAATCCCAGTGCTATAACCATACCAGAAACAAGCATTACTGTGATTTCTCTAAGAGCAGTAAAATAGTTTGTTTTATCTTCTTCTGTAAAAGTATTCCAATTTGATTCTCCGTAAGCTTTAAGATTTTTAAGCATTAATAAAGACAACCTTGCAAATGTCAGCCAGTATCCTTCTACATCTCTGTCAAGAACATAATTAGCCCTCTTAATGTCAAATCTTCTTCTTAAGCTAGGTATAAGCCAGCTCTTAAAGAATAAGACAGCCGTACCAATAGTGGTAGTATTTAGTTTAGTCATTTCAGCAGTCTTACCCTGAGTGTATTCAAGGATAGAGGTAAGTTGAGTTTTCATTCTTATAAGATACGCACTGTCTATAGGTCTGCCTATTTCATCTACCCACCCTTCATTAGGATCTATAAAAGGTTGGTTATCTTTGATAGTTATAATATCGTAAAGTTTTTTAACTTCTTTTTCACCTGATGGAGAGGTTCTGGATAATTCTTTATGGAACAAGTGGGCATACAAAGCATTTACAGAAATAGCATATTCAAAAGTTGCAGTAGATAAGAACATAAAATTATCACTGCTAAACTTTTTCATTGCACCGGGCTGGGTATAAAGAAGAAGTTTTTCAAAGTTACCCGGATTAATGAAAGCTTGTAGGAACCAGTCTTTACTTCTTTGGTCTAAAGGTTTCTCGGATTCACCTAAGAAAAACCATAAGTTATTCTTATGGTAAGACGCAGCTTTTCTCATAGCTTTTCCTGATGACCAACCGTGAAACTCTGCATTAATATAGTTCTGTAGTCTACCTTGGAAACTATTCTTAATGGTGTTAAAGAATCCAAATAAGTCTGACTGAGAGCCTATACGGTATAGTTTTCTCATGTGCCTTAAAAAATCATCTAAGCCCTTTCCTACTTCGTACTGCTTATTAACACCGTGGAATTTATTTTCCTTGATAAATTTAATTGCCTCGGCTCTGTTCTTTTGATTAGGTGTATTAGCTAAGATCTTCTCAAGAAGGTTTATAGTAGGTAAGTTATTTCTAAGCTCGTTAGCTTTATTCACTGACTCTCTAAAAAGTACAGTACTCATTAGCACGTCCTTAGAAACATCTTCCGGGTCCATATAGCCTGTGTACATAACGGGAATTTCTCTCTTGACTTCAACATACTGACCAGACCTTTCATCAAACCTTACTGTCTCTGGTGCCTGCCAATATCCTGACTCTAAGTAAGAAGAAATCCTACTCATAAACTGTTTAAGTCTTTGTTTTGCAGTTGGTGCTACTTTTTCAGATTGTTCAAAGTTGCCTTCTTTTTCCTCGAAGGTATTTCCTCTGTCTATGAACTTTCCATAAGCATTAGTTATAATATTTCCTTCGAGTGCTCTCTTTTGAACAGAAGGAATAAACCATTCAAGTTTTGCCTTTGTAACTGAGTTCACTTGGGTCTCTAAATGGAAGGCAGTCATTTTATTAAGTAGCTCAAATAAGCCTTCTTCTTTAGATCCTTTAACTCTAGATCTCTGCATTAACTCTTCATACTTAGGATTTTTATACTTGCTGCTTTTTGGAAGCCACCTTTGGGTAACAGGACTCCATGTTACAAAGTCAATTTTTTTAGTGTGGTACGCTTGCTTTATTTCTCTTTTACCGTACTTAATGGTAGGAATAACTTCTACTAAAGTAGAATCAATAGGTTCTACTTTTGTCCAAATATAACTTGGATAATAAGCAGCTACTACTTCTTGTTCAAAGAAGTTCTTTTTTGTTCCTACATAGTGGTTGGCTAAAAACCATTCCGAAAAAGAGTCATTTGGGTATAACTCTACAAAGTCTTTTGCTGCCTGTTTATCATTAATGGCTGTTTCTCTAAAACTAGAAAAAGCGGGGGAAGCATTTGCATATTTTTCAAACTCTTCAAGATACTCAGTAGTCTCTTCTTTCTTTTGTATTTTTCTAAGTTCTTGAACTTGCTCTCTTATTTGCTTTTTTACTTCAGCCAAATCCTTTTTTTGTGTTTCGGACAAATTTAGAGTAGACATATCAGACTCAGCTTGTTGTCTGTAGTCTTCAATCTGTTGATTAAAGTCTGTAATTTTTTGTTGCAAAGCTCTCGGTATAGCACTTGCATTAATATTACCATCTTCATCTCGATATGGTCTTGATAAAGTAAAGATCTCTCTCCATAGTTCACTGATAGTAGAACTTGGTTCTCTTCCTACTATTTTATCTAGTTGAATAAATAAGTCGTTAAGTTTATCTGTTATCTTGTTTCTTTGGTCATAAAACTTTTCCCCTGGTTTATTAATAGTGTTTAACTCAAACCAACTTACAATCCTTGAATCTATCGAAGAAGCCAAGGTTTGAACTTTAGAATAGTTTTTATCTGTTAGGGCTTGTTCTATTTGAGACTTTAATTCTGGTTCTACGTCATAAGAATTAATTAAGGATAAAACTGCTTCCTGAAATTTCTTGTGGTCAATATTGTACTCAAATATTTCACTATCTACTTCAGACTTTTTTTGTAAAAGTCTGGCAATTTGAACATCCTCGGCTGTCTTAATAGTGCCATCATCATTGACAGTCATCTTAAGAAAAGCAAGTTCTCTTCTTAAGTCTCTAATTCTTTCGTAAGCTTTTTCCTCATTTTCTACAGTTTCATCTATAATGCTATCTTCAATTAAAGAAATCTCATCGTAAATAGTACTTACTTTTTCCATTGCTTTTTCAAACATCTCTTGTCCAAATTCTTCTTTAATTGCATTATACCTTTGGTAGTAAGCTTCAGTATAATCTTGATTCCAGTGTTCAAGCTTAAACTTTTCAAAATCTGTTTTTCTTCTAAAGTACTCTTCCTTGAGTTCTGGATCTTCCCCTGTTTTAATAGAATCATACCAAGCCTTTCGAGCCTCATTGACTGCTTGCATCTTTTCTACAAACTCGTGTCTATCTTTGAATGGATTTAAAAAAGCCATCCTTTGTTTATTCTCAAACGTTTCTGTCTCAGGATTATAAAGTCTATAGGTTTCCTGAGTAAGTAAAAACTCTTCTATATCATCTTGAGAAAGATTATACTTTTTCATTAAATCTTGCATTTCTTGGGCAAACTTTTGAGTCTGTACAAGAGTAGTCATTTGAGTCTCCTGCTCTACTACTCTAAGTAGTTTACCAACACTTGCTATAACAGGGTCTCCTGTATTAGGAAGAGTTTTGATCCAGGTAGTTATTGCAGTTATATCTTTTTCTCTGCCTGTCAAAATATTAATAATTTTTTCAGCAGACATTTTATGTTTAGTTTCCAGATCGGTCTTTTCTTTTTCCAGAGCTTCTATATCTTTATCTGAAAGAGCAGTTCCCTTACTAGTCTTACGATCTGCTATCATTCTTTCAATATCCTTGATTCTTGCTACGATGCCATAGTTGTATCCTTCTATTTGCTTTTCTAGTTTCTTAGCAACTACGTCTCGGCTCTTTTTTAGAATCTCATTTTGCGCCTGTTCAATAGCAGTTTTAACCCTACTCACTACTCTAGTAGCTTCTTCTACACCTGACTTTGCTCTAAGTTCTTCTAGAATTTCTTCTGTATAAGATAACCAGTATTCACTAATGTTAGCTACTTTGTTCATCTCAAAGATTAAAGCATCTACTTGTTCTTCCGTAATATTATCAGCATCAATTTTTTTAGCATTCTCAAGAATAATATCATAGAAGCTTGCTATGCCTTCCAATGTCCCTACGAATTGAATAATAGCTTCAAGAGTCTTATCCGCTTTCTGAATAAGATCTCTGGCTCTGCTTGCATTATCAAGTGGTATTACTATCCTGCCCTGAGAGTCTTTGAACAGATTAATCACTTCATCATTACTAATCTTATTTAAGGCATTTTCCATATACTCAATGGCTCTCTTGAGACCTCCTCCACTAAATAGTTTAATGTGAGCTTGAATAATAAAGTTAGATATCACCCCATTACCTAAAGTCTCAAATTGCCTTGCTGCCCTTTCTCTGTCTTTTCTTATGTTATCAATTCTTGCACGTTGGGCCTCCGGGGTGTATTTAATCCCTGAGTTATACTTGTGAAAGTTAGGATTATTAGGCTCTGTTACTCCTGCTCTATTGTCAATAATAAAAACATCTGAATTTTCCTTAGCATAGTTTTCTAAAAACTGTTTAGTAGTAGTTTGTATTATAATTGTTTGGCCATCTATGTTTTGGGAAACATCTAAAGACTCAGACTTATGAATAGTAGGTGACTTTCCTATTATAGTTGAGAGTCTATTTTTTAAAGCATCCGTAATAGTTAGGCTGGTGTAAAATTCAAGATTATCTACGTTGATTAGACCTGCTGCTATTTTGTCTACAAGTTCTCTACCAAATGGTGTAAGTTCTACACTATTATAGTACGTATTCAAGTCATCATTATTATTAGCTAAATTCTTTTTCCTTTCTAAATTATCCGCAGAACCAAATGTGAATCCTTTATAGTCAAATATAGTATCGTTTAGATTTATTAAAGTTTTCTTATCTTCAGGTAGTTGCTTACCATCCAGAGTGACAAAGGATCTAGAAGGGACTTTATTAAAGAATACTAGTTCTGTTTGAGAGTTCCAGTTAAGACCATCGGTGTTAACATCTAGAATTTGTTCAGCTGCTCTAATGAAGGACTTGTACTTCTTGTTCTTGTTGGTCAACTTTAAGAAAGACCTAATCCATTCTACAACTTTTCTAAAGAGACTAGTACCAGCAGGGGCTACCCAATATTCAAACTGTTGCTTGTCTGTAAGGTAAAGACTAATGAGTTTGCCCATAGTTTCCTTCTTGAGCATCTCTTTGTCCCCTCGGTAAGCTTCGGCATACTCAGAAGCAACAACTTGATACAGACGAGTATAAGGGGCTAGAGCCATCATCTCTTGATACATTTGAGAATTAGGATCCAGGCCTTCTACAAAAAAGTGAGCTACTTCTTCAGCAAGGGCAAAATCCTCTTTGCCTTGTTGAAGTTGAATAAGCATATTTTTAATATCTGCTAGTCCATTAGCCCCACGAGTTGCTAACAAATTACCAAGTACTTCTATCTTAATTCCAGCTTTCTTTGCAAACTCTAGAAGTTTCTCTCTTATTTCAGAGGTCAGAGAAGTTTCTTTTACTTCAACTGAAGGCAGCTGTAGCTGGATGGGTGATGTGTCTCTAGCCTGATCTACTGCAACTTCGTACCAAGTATTACCATATTCATCTGTAATTAACACTGGCCTGTAACCTTGTTTCTTTAAGATGTTAAATACAGTGTTTTCATAGAAGTTGTAAATAGGTTTTAAAGCACCAAAGCCTTCTGTTTCTACTCTTTCAAGTTCTTGATTAATTTGGTTTATTTCGTATTTTAAATGCTTTGTAACAACTTCTACATATTTTTCTTCATGAACTTCTTCATCTTTAATATCTCCATCTTCTTGTAGAGTAAGTACAATATATTTTCCATTTTCAATATATGCAAGATTTTGTATTTGCTGTTGATTAGCTTGTTTAATTTGATCTTCTAATTGTTCAATTCTATACTTTTTTTGTTTTTTAAACTCTTCTAAAGTAGTATGACCTTCAATTTTACTAGCTGTATTACCAGTAGGGAAAAGAATTTTGTTGTACTTAGGTACAGATTTTTTTTCAACTAAATTATCACCAACAAATTTATAAAATTCTTCTTTGGTGTATTCTTTATTTTCGTATATATATTTACATGCCATGATTTACCCAAGTTTTATTTCTTTTTATGTCAATTAATTTTGAATAAGGGATATCGAGTTCTTTAGATAATTCCTTTAACTCTCCATGTTTCCCCGTGAGATTTAACATTTTTAGTTTAATGTCTTCTATATCTTTAGAGGATAAAAAATTACTTTGTTCTAAATCTTCTACATTTACAATTACAGTATTATCAAATTCAACATTCTTCCACATTCTACCTGCATTTATGTTCGATATTACAGATTCACTTACTCCATATTTATTACCTATAGATTTAAAAGAATAATTTAAACTAATAAGCTTTTTAATCTCTTTCACTTTAATTTCATCTAATTTTCTTAATTTATTACTAATTGGTTTAATAATTTTTGAAATAGAGGGTAAAGAAATATTTAATTTTAAAGCAATTTCTTGATTTTTTAATCCTTTAGTTTTTAATTCTAAAACTTCATTACAAAGCTCTTTTGTTAATTTAATAGACAAATCTTTACCTTTCCTCCATTCTTTTTGAGCATTAGACATATTTTGTTTAACTTTTTCTGAAAATTTATGTCCAAAATTACTTTCTGCATTTTTTCTTGAATTAAATACGGGATTTAAATTATCTATATAGTATTGTTCTCTTATAACTAATTGGTCTTGATTACATTCTTCTATAATGTGAAAAATTAAACTTTCTTTGCCGTGTTTATTATAATAATTTTGTAAATAAGTAGCATCATGTTTATTTAATTTTAACATAGAAAAATGCTGTCTTTTTCTACTCTGTATATTTACAGAAGAACCTATATAGAATTTTTCAGGTTCTATAGCAGATTGTATTTTATATATTCCAGATTTTCTCATTATTTACAGTCAATTTTAAGTTTACCTTCTTTCTGTAAAGATAACACTTTTTCTTCAATATCTGGAAGACTTGCTTCATAAATTCTTTCTTTTGCTGTTGATTGTATGATTGCACGGACAAAGAATGTAACCCAGTTGTTATCTTTGTTTAGAAGTTGTAGAAATTGGTTTTCCGAATTATCATTTTGAATAAGTTCAGATTTTTTAATTTCTGAATCAAATCCATTTTTATATCGTACATCTACTGTACCATCCCTATAGTCAGAAACTATTTTACCTAATCCTAATTCAGGTCTTTTAGGATTAAAAAATAAATTAGTTAAAATTTCTTTATCTCTACCTTTCTGAAATAAATCAGATTGTAGTTCTAGTATTCTACGAGTTTTAGTTGGTAAATCTTTTGTTTTTCTAAGTTCATTGATTCTATCAGTATCTTCTAGTCGATTTCTATTTAATAAGTCTGAAAACTCTTTTTTCTGTTCAGATATTTTTTCATCACTTCTAAACCACCCTATACCTTGAGCTGTAGAAAACTGAGCATGTCCTTTAATAGAAGGTGTAATACTAGGGGTGGCTATTTCATTCTCAGTGTAATTAGTACCACCTGGAACTGTTAAATTAGAGTAATATTGTGAAGGAATAAAAGAAATAGGTTGGCTGAGATCTTCTTTTAATTTCGATAAATCTGCCAAACTTTTATTTTTAAGTTCGGTATATTCTTGCTCTGAAATAAGATTATTTTCCGTAGCATTGTAATAGTAACCTCCTGATAATTTATAAAGTAAGGGATTGTTTATGACGCTTACTTTTTCTAGGAAAGGAATTTTAATAGAATAAGATTCAACAATTCCACTTTCATATTCCTCTTCAGTTCCTTCTATTTTTTTAAGTGCTTCGATTAAATTTGATTTATCAGAGATATCCTTATCATAAAACGATACTGTGACTAATTCTTCAAAATTGTCTGGATAGTAAATACCTTCCTGATTTGAAAATCTTTTTATTGCTGCTTTTCTCGTATTATCTTCTGTTACTCCAATTTTTACTGTAAAACTATATTCTGATAATAGATCAATTATTAGATCTTCTTTAGTAAACTCTCCTTGCTTTTCACTAATTATCTCTCTAAGTAAATCCAGTTGATTACTTGGTATTCCTTGTTTTTGAACATCGTTAAAAAATCCTTCTAAGTTATTTAACTTAGGCTGCCTTACTTTATCAGATTGAAGAGCAGTTACTATTCTTAGCTGATAATTTACTTGATTTTCTGGAAGTTGGTAATAGACAGGTCCTTGGTTTACAAAATTTTTAAACCCTTCTATATCTTGTTTAGAACCTAAAAAATCACCAGCAAACTCAAAAAAATGAGATTTAAAATATTCATTAAACTCAGGCTGGGTATATTTTTTATCGTTGTATGTTATTATGCAAGCCATATTTGATTATTCTTAATTTTATAAATTGTTGTAATTGAAACAAATAACTCAGAAGCTAACTCTTTAACAGTTTTATCAGAACTTCTAATGTAATTAACTTTATCCCAATTTAATTTTGCAGAAGGGTTATTATCCCCCTTATGTTTTTGAGATAATTCTTTACTTCTTTTTTGAGCAGCTAATTTTAAATTTTGTTTATGTTCTTCTGTAAATATTTTATTCTTACCAGCTTCTCTCATTTTAGATTTAGTTTCTTCTGTAATAGTAAAACCATAACCTCTTACAGCTTTACCTTTTCTTACTTTTGACATCTTTTCTTTAGTTTCATCAGAAAACTTTAATCCAAAATTACTTTCTGCTATAAGTCTAATATTAAATTTATTATCAAAATTATTTAAAAAGAATTGTTCTAATTTAATACAATATTCAGATGGACATTTAGCTATTATTTTAAATTCTACATTTTCAATACCATACTTATTTACAAAATTTTGCAAAGGTTTGTTTACATGAACATTTGATTTTAATTTATCAAAATGTGTTTTCTTTCTTAAATCAAAATTAGTAGCAGAGCCTATATAAACTCTGTCGTCTATTTTTGAAAATATTCCATACACTCCTGAATTTAACATACTCTGTCTATTTTACCAGTTTGTATTAATTTATTTTCAATTTCTATAGAAGATTTACTTGTTATAAAATCTCTAAATTGCTGATATGTACCATATTTACTAAATTCACTATTTTCAAAAGACATAAAATCCTTGAAACCCTGAATATCAGCTTTTGATGAAAGTATGTGAATTTGTTCTGGTTCAAAAATACTGTATGATTTAGAACCTTTATCTTCTACAAAATTCTTATATATATAAGCGTCATGGTTTTCCCATAAAGCTACTCTTTCAGGAATAGATTTATCAGGTAATCCAAAAAAATCACTTTCTTCTTTTGGTAAATAACCATTTTCATATAACCAATTATCTAAATATCCAACTGTCCTTATAAGTTCATAAGCATCTGGTTGTTCACCTGCAGTATCTAATTCCCAATCAAAATCAGCATCTGTTACAATAGGTTTTTCAATATTTAGAACTACGGAATATATATTTTCATTAGAGAATTTTCTTTGTTTTTTAATTGTTACTAATCTTTCTTTTGCCGCTTTTAATGTACCAAAATGTATATTATTATACCTTTTCGTAAACTTTTCAAAAGTATTTGTTGTACCATGATAAACAACATCCTGTACCTTACTATCATAATGATATACCCTATGTTGATTAGGTAATATACCAACTGATACTCTGGCTATATAATCATTGTACTCTTCCAGAGTGCCTGCTTGTTGTAGTTCAAGAGAAGATTCATAGGCATATTTAGATGCTTCTAGAAATTCTTTGTTAGATAATCTTTCTTGAAGTTCTTGGAATTTTTTTAGTTGCTCTTCTTGGCTTCCTTGTAGTATAGGATTAGTATTAGGATTGTTTAAAGACTCTTGAAATTTTTGTAAGTTAGGTATTTTTTGCCAGGGCAGATCATCTGTAGTAACGCCAAAAACTTCCTTAAACCCTTGCTCTTTTATTTCAACAACTTTACTTGTAATTAAACTTCTGGGATATTTTTTAGCTACTTCTTTAAGTTTAGCTATCTTAGTATTAATTAAAGCTTGATTTGTGTAGTCCTTATTAACTTTATTTTTATATAAATTTAATCTATATTCAGCAAGTTCTTTTGTGGGTAAATTTTCAATTATATGTTCTTCATTATTTTTTAAAATACCAAGTAAGCTATAAAAATTTTCTAGATCATAATCTTTTTCGCTAATTCTAAAATCAATATATTCAAAGTCTTCAACAAATTCTTTAAAATTATAACTATTATTAAATCTTTGTACTCCACTTATTTTATCTTTAACATACTCAATACTTTCTTTTAAATTATCTTCAGTTTGAGTTGGCTGAATACTTTGAATTTCTTCAACAAAAGATTCTTGTATAGTGTATGCATCAATACTTTTACCCGTCCTAGAAGCATGTAGTTTTATAAATTCTTGTGCTTCTTCAAAAGTAACTCTCCTCATTCTCTCTTCTCTTTGTCCATCTATCCAAACACTATAAACTTTCTTTTTGATTAAAATAGGTGGATTAATCTCAGGCTTAACTAACTTACCATACCTTGAGTCAAGTACTCCATTAATAGCATTGATAATTTTTTTAGTTTGATAAGGAATATCTTCATCGTATT